TTATCTGTCTTGTTTTCTAACGCTGTTACACGCTCTCTAAGGGCGCTATCGTCATAGACGGTGTCTTTATCCGTCTTTGTCTTTAAAGCTTCAATTTCTGCTGAAATATTGCTGATTTCAGCACGTTCAACTTTGTTTTCTAGTTCTTGTTTCGTAGCAAAAGTGCTTGTGTCAATTTCTGGTTTCGTTTCAAGTGCTTGTAATCGTCTCAAGATTTCAGAATCGTCAAAAGTTGCGCCCTCGACATGAATATTCTTGATCGCTTCTTCTAGTTCTGCTTTTGTTACGATATCCGTCACAGCAACAATTCTTTTAGTTTCTTTCTCGATAACGGGCAATTCACTATGTTTATCAATTTCTGATACACGAACGCCAAAAGAGAATTTTAAAATGTCCGCAGATTGTTCCACTTTCTCAGCGTATACATAACCATAAACAATTTCATCAGTTGTAATTAAGCTAGTATCAAATGGAACTTCCACAATTTTGCCCGTCACGTTTCCAGCCACTTCTAAAAAACGATTTGTCGTTTTAAAGTGGAATAACACTACAATCTTTTCAACGTTGACCCCGTTTAATTGTAACTCGATAAATGCGTTGTTTTTATCGTGCGAGTAAAATTCTTCTTTCACTTCATAGACTTTATCTCGAACGTTGGCGCAAACACCTGCTTGTCGTTTAATAATTTTTTTCAAAGGTTGTCCCCCTTTCATGAAAAATAAAAAGGGAAGTCTTAGGACCTCCCTTTCTTAGTTTAATCTTCGCTAGGTTCGTGATACCCAAGCGCTCTTGAACTATCAGTCAGACCAGCTGTCGTTGGGTCGTTAACAATACCAACGATAATAAATACACCGAATAATGCGTTGATAAATACTAATAGTTTGTCGATTGTTTCGCCTAGTTCTAACTTAACACCGAATACAGCTAAAAATGTTTGTAGCAATAGCGCCAATGCAGGCACTAACGTTAGCCAAAATGTTTTATTTAATACTCGTACTTTCCAGTTAATTTTGTTCATTATTTTTCCTCCGAAATTTCTAGTTTGAGAAACTTCTCAAACAATATTTTTATGGCGCCATTTCCGCCCAATTCAACATAACTTTCATAGAGCCTTGAAAGCTCTTCGATTTCATGTTGAGTTGTCCACCCGCGCCTAATTGCTTTTTTCAAATTCTCTTGCAATCGAAATCGTTGCAACCGTTGCAAACCTTTTCTAATAAGTGAAAGGTTATTACGATTGTCTCGCCCAATTTCAGTAACTTCACCAACTGATTTTTCAAGGTCTCCGATTTTATCCGTAAGAACATTGATTTGTTTTTCAGTTTCTTTTGTGTTTTGCGTACTTTTAAACGAGAAATAACTTGGAATTATCACAATTAAAACGGGCGTGAGTTTATCAAGTAAGGTTAAAAATTCCAATTAAACCACCCCATTTCTAAAAACAGCGGTCTATTGAACAGGCTGAGTATCTAATTCGCTGGATGGTTTTTCTGCTTTTGGTTCAGTCCATTTCCAAATACCTAATTTACCGTTTTGTTCAAGTGTTGCAAGTTGCTCAAGTGTTTCTCCTTGATAAGTGAATGGCTCGTTTACTTGAATCATAACGCGTTTGCCTTCTTGGAATTTCTCAACATGATTCACATCTTCAAGCGTGAAAATTTCTTGTGATTGGTAAGTCTTACCAGTCTTAGCAGGGTCTACCAATTCAAGGCCACGTTTGAAAACAGTAGGGTCTAGTGGATTATCAACGTCCGTTACTCGAGCCAATACTGCCCAATCAGCAACGGCTTTTACTTCCGCAATTTTTGCATCTTTCTCAGCAAGTTTTTCTTCGTAACTTTCAGCTTGCATACGTAAATCTTCTTGAAGTTTCTTCACTCCATCGGCTGGATTGAACTCAGTAGTCACTTGTCCAATGACTGCCTTAATTAATTCCTCGTCTGATTCGTTCACACGATTACCAATTAAAACACGGTCAAAAGCCGTATATGGCGCTTCTTGTCGAACCGCTACGAATGTACGGTTGTTTTCTTGTAAATATTTGTTGATGATTTTAAAAGTCATATATTATTGTTCCTCTTCTTTCTCTGTTTGTAGTTGTTTGATTTGCTCTAGCGCCTCTTCATATAACGCTTTATAATTTGCGCATTCAATCGTCTTATTTGCCAATTGAATTGCTAAATCGTTAATAACTTTATCTTGTGTATTCATGTTTCGCCTCTCTTATTTCCATTTTGTGTAATAGCCTCGGCTGTAATTGCCAGCCACTGCTCCAAGATTTCTGAAATTGTCGTAAATATCGTTTAAAATATACGATAATCGGACACCTTGAATAACAATTTCATCAACACCAGCAAGCGTATGAGTGTTCGTGTCAATAGACACTTCTTTCAATCCAGCTTGCGCACTCTGGTTAAATGTTATTCTTTGGCCGTACATATTGATAGCACTTTGAATGTTGCTCCCAGTTCGTCCATTCCAGATTTGAAGGCCTGCTGATGTGTGGTCAAACTGTTGTAATCCGTTTCGGTTACTCAATAGAGCAGTGTAAGACGCGTCAACACCGTTGATGTTTCCAGAACCGAATGCAAGATACTGTAATGGACGTCCTGGAAATTGGTTTCTTATCCCGACGCCTGGAGAATTCATATCAATTTGCCCTGTTTGCAAGTCAAATGTAGTATCTCCATTTAAAGATGTAATGCGTCCGCCTTTAATATGGTCTCCAGTAAAATCAACGTTTTTGATTTTTGTAATCGTTGCTTGCTTTGCGAATAATTCATCGATAAACGCTTGTTGCGATACTAGTCTTTGAATTAATGCAGTATCAATTTTAATCTTATCTGCCGTAACCGACCCAGCGTCCAATGCGTTTGCGGTAACTGACCCTGCAGCAATCTTGCTTGAGGTTATCTCACCGTCCACAATCATGTCGGACTTAACCTTAATCTTAGGAGCGATGATGTCAACTCCTCTAGGGCTTGTGGAAATGGTAGAGGCTAACTGTTCGCCCGTTAATGTAGTAGAACCGATGGTCACACCTTCCGATGTCACTTGAACTCTCGCACTGTTAGAGGCGTCTCGCACTTCCTGTCTGATTTCGTTTGCCGTTTGTGCAATCGCACTCTTAACATTCGTATCAAAGAACTGTGTTAACGCCCCTTGGTTGCTCTTTTGAATTTTACTCCAAAGTGTGCTATTCTGGTCTCTTAACTCAAGTTCAATAGAACGTAAATCCTTGAAAAGACCTGACAGGGTACGTTGGGTAATAGTTGGTTCAACGAAGCTAGTCGGAAAATCCCCTTGCTCCAGCTGAATATCCGTCAACACCGTGTCTCCAGCGCACCCCATGTGATGCAGTTTTAACAGTTCATCGCGTGTCTGTGGTTGGAATACCTTATAATATCGCCCGTTATGCTCTAGAGCAGGCGCACGAACGTTTTGAATAGTGATGTCCATCTTTAACCTCCGTAAACTTTAATAGGAATCGAACCATAGAAACTTCTATATCGGTTAAATCCAGTTTTGCGTTCAAATTCTTCTAGGGATTCTGTGAAAGTTACATAAGTTTTCCCTTGTTTGTTTTCGATTTTAGAAGCCGAAATTTCTTTCCCGTTTATCTCAACAGTTCTTATCTTATTTTGTGAAAAATCCTTATTTAGTGTTATTTGTTTATTATGACTATCGTAATTGATTGACGAGTCACCACTAAATAATAGTCTTATTTTCACCCAAACAAGCCTTGTACCGATATAACGATGAGTAACTTCTTTGTTTCCTACATAAATTCCTTCTCTAGCCATACTACCACCTACTCGTATACATCATAGATAGTGTTACTATCCTTGTTAGGAATTGCGTCATACTGAGATTTAGAACCGAACCAATACTTCAATGGTTGCCCGCCGTTTTGATTAATAATATTTTGACCAGGCGCACCGTCTGCCCCTCTAGGTCCTGCTGGCCCTGCTGGTCCTTGAGCACCTCTTGCACCGTCTGCACCTTTAGGACCAGTTAATCCGATAGGTCCTTGTTCTCCACGAGGCCCAACGTCTCCTTTTTGTCCTGGCGTTCCGTCTGCCCCTCTAGGTCCTGCTGGCCCCATTGGACCTGGAGCGCCTTTTAACGATTCTCTTTGTTGACTTGTAAGTTCCTCAAACCGCATAACACCGTCCGCACCTTTTGGGCCTTGTTCCCCACGCTCGCCTCGGTCGCCTTTTGGTCCAGTTAGATATTGTAAGGCTGAGAAACGGTCACGTCCGTTCCCAACTTTGACCTTTCCTGTATCGCTCTCGATACCTAATTCACCCTCAAGCAAGATAAGAGGGCTATTTATCCAATCACTAGCTGGCATACGTTTATGTTGTACTCTAATTGGAATAGTTTCCGTCATGCTGCACCTCCATCAAAAATAAATGTTGGACTTTCGTTCCAACTTCCGTCATATATTGAATTTTGCCCGTCAGCAACCGTCTTATAGACAGGTTCAAACTCAATTCGATTGGTTCGATTATCAATTGTCGCAAACTGAACTGCGTTCTGATACCAATCGCCAGAGAATGTCAAGCGATAGCCGTCGTTATAAACCGCCAAAACCTGCTCCTCTTTTCGAGTTAAGTCTTTGTCAATCACTGGCAAGTGTGGATTAGCAGGCTCAAAATGAACGTGTCCGCCATAGAACGGATTCTTCTTGACTATCACAGTAACGTCTGTCTTTCCGTAAACCGTACATGTTGCTGACCAACTAATAACGTACTGCTTACCTAGATCAAAGCCTTCTCCATTGTGTCCGACTTCGACATAATCAGTACCGTAGGCGATTTTCTTAGCCGTGCTACCATTGAGGCGGTTCTTGTTATACTTAGCGGTTCCATCACCACCAATTAAACCAGCATTGATTCTTGCGGTCTCGCTTACCTGCTCTAATTTCTTGCTCAACTCAGCAATTGAGTCCGCACCGCTCATCAACTCTTCACGAATACGCTTCAAGAACTCAGGGCGCTCTTTCTCCACTTCTTCATGGATTTTAGCGCTAAAATCTTCAGATTTGCTTTGATATTCTTTGATAACATTATCAATTTCAAGCTGTATGATGCGAACCTTTTCGTTAATCTCTTTGTTTCGTCTTTCGACTTCATTCGCAATAGATTGTTCGAATAGCGATTCACTAAAGTCACCAACTGCTTCTTTGATAGCTTGCTGACGACTTGCACGGTCTTTAGCTTGAAGAGTTTGATAATCGCCTAATTCAGCAGCTGAACGGTTATTATCCAATTTATCGATGACTAATTTATGGATTCTAGCTTCAAAAGCGATTCCAATCTGGTCTCTTACAATTCCGACGCTGTCTCCAATCCAAATATCTTGCTCAATCGCATTGGCTAAATCTAGGAGATTAGCTTTGAACGTAACGATTGGAACGGATAAGCGTTGTAATTCTTTGTAAGTCGCTTTCAGCAACTCAGTAGGGTCTTCAATGTCCTCGTTGGTATATACGCCAAAACGATGTTTAATAACGCCGTTTTGATGTAGTCCATAGATATTTCTAGCAGTTTCATTCGTTACATAATTCTGTCCCGCTGGTTTATCAACGGGGTCGCCATTTGATACGGACCAAACAACATCTTTAAACTGGACTCTACGACCATAACCGCCCGTAGCTTCCCCATTTTCATCCGTGCTTTGTTCACCCTTACCACGACCAATCAAGGCTGTTACAACGTCATCAGACGATTCCTCGTATGTAACATTCAGAATGTTAGTACCATACTCGAACTGATGACCTGTAACACGTCCGAAGCGTTGATTTAAGTCAATGTATCGTCCAATTATCTTGTTTTCAACAAAGGTATATCTAATCTTGAACTCGCAAGCGTATGATTCAATTATTTTAACGAGCGCTTGACGAACAGAAATGTAGTAGAAGCTCAATTTCCCTGTTCTAGTCAAGCCGTCTACATTTCCTAATTGGTATCCTGTTCCTTCTAAAATTCCACTCAATACTTGTTCAGCGGTTCCTCTAGGACGCTTATTCTCAATAATGAATGAATGTAAGTCACTTTCTGCCCTGTCTATACCTTGTATAGACAATCCAATATCATAGGACTTTTCAGAAATTCTAAATAAGCAAAAAGCCCCGTCTCTCGATTGAAAACCGAAAAACTGGGCTTTTTTGATAATTTCAGGTTTGTAATCTATAGGGATTTCAAAACTAGCTCTGTCAAACGTGTTCAATTCAATAGTGTGTGTAAAATCCGCAAGGCTCGCTTCATCGATTACATCAATCAATTCTTCCGTCTGATTAAATAAATAAATCATGCGAACACCTCTTTGTACTGGATATCATTCAATGTAGCGCCCTCAACTTGGAATGTATTCACGCCTTTTTGAAGTTTAAAATATCGACTGTTAACCACATCAAAATTCATCAACTCGTTTCTTCCGTTTAACGTGATTTCTCTAGTTTCACAATTAATTACCAGACTTGAATCTTGAACGTAAGTAGCTTTTAATCTGATATATTTTTGTGTTTCAAGGTGTAAGATACGAATTTCAGAACTTGCTTGCGTTGTAAGGTACAAAATAGGCTCTGTTGGAAAGTCTCCGTTATAAGTTACCTTGTTACTTCCTGTACTTTTAGGTTCTGTATACTTAAATGGGTCATAGCAAATGAAATGAAGTTTAATAACTGTGTCGTTTGCGTCTTCCAATTCTGGTTTTTTAACTTTTGAAAAGATAGCTTTGTAATATCTCTCTCCATCATCACCAAACTCTAATTTTTTAGCTTGACGGGAAAACAACAAGCGGTTTAAACGCTCGTACTGTTTTCGCATGCCTAAATCAGTATAACCAGTAAGTCTGACCTGTACCTCAATTTCACGTTCTTTGTAAGTCGCTCCATAGAGATATTGACCGTCTCGACCTTTTATTTTTGTTGTTTCATGGTTAAAATCGAGGACGTCTCGACCTGTGGTATTTGCCACGAAAAACGTTCCGTCCTCGTTATTCATTTCTTGATTGAGGCTCACACCACCAAATTGAACTTCTAAACCAGAATTGAATGTTGGTGTGCCTTTTGTAGTGTCGTTAAAAATATACATTTTAAAACCCATTAAAGGCTTGAAGCCTTCAATCTTATCCTTTCTTCTTTACTTTGAATGTTTGAAATGTCCGCAACAAACGCTCTGAAATCATTAGAACCAAGTGCAAGGTTAATAACCGCTGGCTCTTTAGTTTGATTGACTTCATAAGTAGCTGATAATGTGCCAGATACGTTGTTAGAGAAATCGCCCTGTAAAGCATTTGACATAGCTGAAACTCTAGAACCTGCATCATCGAACATTGAACGGATACCGTCCGCCATTCCAGACACGTTACCTTTGACAACTTCAAACCCACTCATTAAAGCAGTATTGAAACCGCCCATAATGGCTTGACCTGCAGGAATAAGCAATCGTCTGTCATACGAGATAGGTCCTTTATGAGTTGCAATCCAGTTAGCAACGCCACCGATAAAATCAGTAACTGCATTCCATGCTGCTTTTAACCCACCAAGGAAACCGTCCATAATCGCACGACCTGCACCGCTTAAATCAATGTTCCATAATTTTCCAAAGAAACCACTGATTGCCCCAATAGCACTTGAAACTCCACCCTTAAGTGCGTCCATCGCACCCAAGAAACCTTCCTTCAAGGCGTTTGCGACATTCACCACAGTTTCTTTAATCGCATTGATTGTTGTTGTGAAAATGCTCTTAATACCTTCCCAAATCGCTGAAACGGTATTTTTTATAGCTCCCAAAACGGTACTAATGATGTCCTTAATTGCATTGATAACTGTTGAAATGATTGTCTTAATACCTTCCCAAACAGTATTCGCAATTCCTTTGACTGCCTCCCAAGCACCACTCCAATCTCCTTTGATTACAGCGGTAACCGTGTTGATAATACCTGCGATTACATTCAATACTGTTGAAATTACCGTTGAAATGACCGTCCATACAGTTTGAACAATCGTTGTAAATACCGTCCAGACCGCATTCCATACTTCTTGGACAACTTGCATTCCTGTTGTGATAACAGTTTGAATGTTTTGAATAGCCGTTGAAATGTATGTTTGAATAGCAGTCCATACCGCTTCGACGATAGGTTGTAGTAAATTCCAAGCAGTAGTAGCAACTGAAACAATACCATTCCAAACGCCAGTCATGAACTCAACAAAACCATTCCACAATCCTTTGATTGTTTCAACGATAGGAGTAAGGAAATCAACAAAACCATTCCACGCAATAGTAGACGCCTCTGTAATTCCTTTCCAAAGGTTGCTAAAGAACTCTGTAATGCCGTTCCAAACGCCTTTAATCACTTCAACGACCGACTTAACAACATCAACAATACCATTCCAAACCGTTGTGGCTACCGAAACGATACCGTCCCAAAGTGTTGAGAAGAACTCTGATAAAGCGTTCCATACATTCATCAACGACTCTACAATTGGTTTTGCGCCTTCTACAAAGCTATCCCAGACATTTGAGGCAAATTGTTTAATGCCTTTCCAAAGTCCAGAGAAGAACTCCTTAATGCTATCCCAAGCAGTTTTAATAGCGTCGATGACTGGCTTAGCCTTCTCAAGGAAACCATTCCAAGCATTTGAAGCAGTTTCTTTTACTCCGTTCCATAGATTAGAGAACCACTCTACCATACCGTCCCAAGCGCCTTGAATACCTTTCCAAGCGTTTGAGGCAACATTGACGATACCGTCCCATAACCCGATGAAGAAATTTCTGAAACCTTCGCATTTATTCCATAGGACAACAAACGCTACACCGATTGCCACGACCGCAGCAATAATCAATCCAACTGGTCCAAGGAAAGCAACGATTGCTGAAACTGCTGAACCAATCCAACCACCCACTTTACTGAAAATGTTTAGTCCGATTAGTGCGCCCTTAGCAAGTTTTGAACCTTGAGCCATAAATGTTAATGCCGAGCTTGCAGCTTGAGAACCTTTTGCGATACCGTGTAAAGCTTTCACCACACTTGTAAAGCTTGCTAAACCACCAAAAACAGCCTTGATTGCGCCTACTCCTTTACTCAAACCGATTAAAGCATTTGTCAAAAGTTTTGTTGACCTTTGTGCCACTTTAAAGCCGATAAACGCTGTAGCAATCGCCCTTATCTGTTCTGGGCTTAGACTTTGAACGATTTTAGCAAACGCCTGTAATGCCTGTGAAACTGCACTTAAGGCTTTCCCAACTTTTTCACCGAATGAGGCTGTATCTCCTCCAGAAAGTGAAGAAAATACTTTCTTAACTGCCTCCCAAACTTCGCTCATCGCTTGTTTAAAATCAGATATTGCGCTTGTGTTTGTAAAGCCTTGCCAAAATTCTTTGATTTTAGCAACTGCCGAACCAACAAACGAGGTTATTTTCTCAATAACTGCATCAAAATCGATTTTGCTGAAAAAGCTCTCAATCCCTGTGGCTAGTTTATTAAAATCAACCTTGTCAAGCTGATTCATAATCGCCTCAAGTGCCTTGATACCTGCTTTAGATAACGTGTCAAACGCTGGCTTGAGTTTGTTTGAAAGTGTTTCTTTCAATCCGTCCAAAGCTTGGTCAATCGTTTTATAGCTGGTTGCCATGTCCTGCATCGTCATACCTGCTCGCTTAAACGCCTCTGCAAAGTCGTCGGTTTTAACCTGCCCTGCTTGAATTTTTGTAATCAATTCATTAAGGGACAATCCCATTTCTTTAGCAACTGCACTCATACCTGCTGGCGCTTGTTCCATCATTACACGGAAATCTTGCCAAGATATTTTAGGTTTGGCAAGGGCTTGCACCATTTGTTGAGATAGCGACGTCATGGCTTGCTTAGGATTCTCTGCGGATGCTGCTAGACCACCCATAGCCTTTACAAGCTCGTTACTATCGTTACGACCGATTGCGGCCATTTGAGAGAACGTGCTAGCCATGTCCGAGGCTGAGTAGATAGTTTTCGTTGCATAGTCCTGCATAGCCTCTTTTGCCTCGTTGATCTGGTCTTTTCCCCAACCTAGCTTGCTTAGATTTCCGTCAAACGTATCCCACGCCTTTTTCGAGCTATTCAACTCTCCGACCATTTCGCCTAGTGTGTTTTTGACACTACCGAAAGCCGATGTGATTGCTGAACTAACAAGGTTGGCGCCAAGCATTGACTTAAACATCGAACTGCTCTTATTTGAAATATTATCAAATGCGGATGAGGTCTTCTGAAGTCCGTTGATTGCTTTTTGTAGCCCGTTCAAAGTAGAACTCATTCCCTTATCGACTGCGGTTAATACCGCCTCGACTGAATAAGTTTCTGCCATTATATACCTCCTTTCATTACGTGTTAGCTCTCAGTAAGAGTTCTTTCTCTTTGTCTGAGAGTTGATACTTTTGTTTCGTATCTTTTTTCTTGTAAAAATCACTGTACTTCTTATACAAAGGAGTTTTACCGTCCGATTTTGTAGCCTCCACTTGTCTGGTTAACCAAGCAGAGCGGTGTAAGAGTTCGTCTTCATCCTGCTTTCTCAACAATACACCAGTCATCAACAAGTCGTATTCGTACATTGTCATACGTCCTATCTCGTTCATGTCTGTTATATTTAAAAATCGGACGCAATTAATAATGATTTCCTCGAACGTCTCAAGAGATGATTTCTCAATTATTTCTTCTTGAGATTTTGGTCCATCTCCGACATCAAAGACTTTCCTGCGTTTGACTCACTTAATTCTTGAATTACATCATCGAATAATTTTTCTAGATCTTCGCACTCTTCAACGTATGTTTCAACATCAGATAATGAAGGGCGAGGGCTTTCTGTAACTGTTCCATAGTAGATAATATCAGCCAATGATGCGATATTTTTAGCATATAATTCTGGGATTTTAGCAGATAGTGCCATTCCGAATTTCAAGCCTTGTTGTTCGATTGGATAAGCTTTATCGAGCGCACGAACGAATTTCACGCCAAATTTTACGTTGTAAGTTTTTTCATTAATTGTTAATTGCATTGTCGTTTCTCCTTTTTCTTAATAAATACAATAAAAAAGAGAGGCGTAAACCTCTCTTAATTTCTAACCACCGATTCCAGGTACTCCAGCTACAGGACTAGCTGGGCTGGCAGTTCCTTTTGTAGTGTCCGCAAATTCATATTGAACCACTTCTGCTTGACTAGTGTTTAAAGTTGCATAACCTTTAACTCCAGTTCCGTTTACCGCAAATTCAAGTTCTAACTCGATTAGGTCTTCTGCGTTTTTAGTTTTCTTGAATGATGTTAAATAACCTTGGTAATATACTGACTCGTATTTGTTACCTTGTTTTTTAGCATTTTTCTCAATTTCCCAAACTTCAACGAGTTCACCTTTATCCATAGCAGTTTCTAATTTTGCAACAAGCTCATCGTCTTCTGCCATGATCGTTGTAGCAGTGATTGAAACCTCAATACCACCGACTGATTGAAGAACACCGTCTTTCGTTTTGACTGAGTTAGCGTCACGGCTCTTTTCTGTTGAGTGTTCAGTTTGGAATGCTAGTTTAGCACCGTCCGCTTTGCTTGCTTCACTTAACAAGCGAAATAATAGGATACTATCAATCCCTTTTTTTGCAATTGGCATATTTTAACCTCTTTCCTTATAAAATTGTAAATACTAAGCGAACACGACCACGTTTTAGCGGTTCGATTGTCGTGTTATCATCGAAAATCGATATTGTAGATTGTGAAACATTCAAGGCTACATAATAGCCGTCCGCCTCAACAATCTTCATCGATTCTGCTAGGATACTCGAACACATATCCGATACTTGTTTACGTTTTTTACGGGTACTCCACACCGATAAGACCAGCTCGACAGTTCCTTTCACGTCCGTTTTGTTTGGAACGAGTATTGACGTCGTATCTTCAAACTCCACGAACGGATAAGGAACATCGTCGTCTGGTTTGTAATCGTATGTTTTATAACCCAAAAAAAGACAACGTTTAAATACGCTGTCAAAAATTGCTTGCTCTCTTGATTTCATTTAACCAACCTCTCCAAATCATTTTTAAATAGTTTTTTCTGTTCGTCAAAAGCTGGTTTGATGAACGGTTGTGCGCTCATTTTGCGAGTTCCTAATTCAACGTAAGCAGCGTAACTAGTGCCTGGTGCCACTTTATATTTGAACCTGCCGACTTTGCTACTATTGACAGAAATAGAACGTTTAGTCGCCCCTGTTGGCTTGACAAAATGTTTATTTTTGCCTCGACCCTCATAGTGCCCTCTGAACTTGGAAGCGTTGTTAACTGCTTTTTTCTGCATTGCTTCGCCGTGTTTCTCAACGATGCTCTCCACCTCTTCCATTTTAGCCACTCTTTGAAGTTTAGTTTGAAGTTTCTCAAGGCCTTTTAGTTCAAATTGTAAGCTACTCAACTGAATTATCCTTCTCTAAATAGAATACTCTTCCAGACTGTTTATCTGCTCTACATTTATAGCGGTCATTTCGATAGTTTAGATAAGTAAATGAGATTTTAGGCGTGTTTTGGAAATAAACCACTTTTGAACCTCGTTTATACTCTCCAAAGACTGCGACTTGCTTATCAATCCCCAAGTCCATTACATGAGCTGGGACGATAATTTTTTCTTCTTCATTTGAAGTATATTCGCCTGTAACTGGATTGTACTCTTCTTGTTGCTTAGCGATAATTTCCACTCTTTCGTTGTATCTCATAGCATCTTAAACCCCGCATTAAATGTTTTTGAACAAACTCGCTTAATCACACTATCGTATTCTTTGAAATCATCAGAGTTAAATGTCATAGACGTACCTTCCAAGGAATGATTAGTCATCCCTTCAGCGCCTATTCTATTGAATCGTTTAATAATGACCTCAGTAATAATATACTCAAGGCCCTCAGGGACATCATCCACGCCTGCGTAAGCTAAAAAGTTAGCAGTTGTCAACGTCGCTATTGTTGTTAGTAACTTATCTTGGAGATTGTCGTCAATTCCCAACAGTACTTTTGCTTGAGCGATATTTTCCATGCTATCCCTCCAATACTGCGATAAGTTCCTCTTTGTTCAATGTTGAATAACCTTTGATATCACGTTCTCTAGCAATATCTTGTAACTCTTTAACAGTTAAGTCGCTATAATTAACAACTTCCGTTTCAGTAGGCTTTTGAGGGTGATGTCGTCGTAACATCATCCCCATTAAACATTCCCTCCAAATTTAACGACTTTTGTAGGGTCGTATAAGTAAACACCATAGTGTTCGTCACCAGTAATAACAGTAGTTTTCTTTAAAATGTCGCGGTCTGTTTCAATAGCCACATCACGTTTTAAGTTAATAACGAATGCTCCGTATTTAGCAACATCGTCTGTATCTGTTTCAACAGCAGAAACTTTAACAAGGAATCCTTTTCCTTTTTCTACTTTCTTAGAACGCACGATTTGAACACCGTGTGTTTCTCCAAATGTTCCAGAAATAACAATGTTCGCACCGATTTCTGAACCACGTACCCATTCTTTAACAGTATCAGCACGTAAAGCAATAGCGTCTGCAGGATTGATTAGAGCCACATAGCGAGCGTCTTCTTCGTCCTCAAACACTGCTAAAGCTTTATCAAGTGCAGCACCAGTTGTAGGCGCATCATCAACATATTGTGTTGCTTTCTTAGCTTCAACAACTAAATCGTTGTCCACTTTGTTCGCAATAGCTAAAGCGATTTGGTGTGCTGATTGCCCTAATGGGTCACCAAAGCCAGATAATAAAGCCTCGTCTGTTAATTCGATACCTTTACCCGCTTTTTTAATAGTCATTGTAGACTTTTTAGTAGTTAATTGGTCAGGCTCGATTGCTACACCTTCCTCAATATCTTTAGCGTCTCCAGAGTATTCCCATTTAGGAACTGTAACAGTGTTTCCTGGTTGTCCAACAAGCTCACGCTCAACGTAAGCAAGTGGTGTAAATTTAATCATTTTTGGTAATTTAGCTGAAACCATGTCTGCCATAACTTCAGGGTTTACTAATTGTGCAATTTTAGTTTGTGTCATATATTTTTATCCTTTCAATTTGTGATATAGTTCAGGGTTGTTTTGTAGTAATTCGTTTCTACTTTGATACCCCATTTTGTTGAATTGTTCTTTGGTAATCTCGCCTGCGGTAGTATCTTCCATCTTCTTAGGCGTTTTACCTTTTAATTTTTCGCCGACTTTCTTGTCAGCTAGTTCATTTATTAAAGCTACAAAGCCTTCTACAGCCTCCTGCGTTCTTTCTGCTGTATCTTTAACGACAATGCCTAGGATTTTATCATCCGCCACGATACCGCCTTCAGAAAGCATTTTTGAGGCTTCTCGCTCTAGTCCACTACGATTGATTTTAGCTTCCAATTCAGCAATGTAATCAGCTTGTTTCTTACGCTCATACTCAGCTTTCTGATTTTCGTTCATCTCACGTAGCTTTTTCGCTTCGTTCTCCTTGGCTTCCTGCTCTGATTTCCACTTAGCAAATTTCTTATCGATGATAGCATCGACATCCGCGTCCGTGTACTTCTTTTCGTCTTGTGGTTGTGGTGTAGGTTCTGCAGGTACCTTTTGTTCTTCAACCGTTTCGACTGTTTGTGTTTCTTCGTTCATTTCGAACCTCCTATTTTTAAAGTCGTCCCCGACTATAATTTCCATAGCTTTTAGTGTCTTCAATGCTTGGACAATAAAAAAACCGTACGGGATTCCATACGGTTAAATTATTTTTTGATATTTCATTTCTCGCTCATTTCTGAGCACAAAAAAAGCACTTAGATTTCTCTAGGTGCTTAATGTTTTGTACTATACTGCGTAATCAAAACCAATTTTAGATTTAATAGTATCGAACAAATCCAAAATAGACTTAGGAGTACCTTGTTTAAAAGATACAAGAGGCTTATCTTGATCTGGATAAACTCGGTCAACCCACTCGTCAATTTGATTATAAAAAATTAACAATTCTTTGTTTGGAACAGCCATTACTTCCATCTCAATACCTCCTTTACCTTTTCTAGTAATATCTTATCAATTACATCGTCTCCAATAACCCCAACTTCTGCAACAAGTTCATTGATATTGTTGTGATACATAAAGGCGTTGTACGCATTCAAGCTAATATTTTTCAAGTAACTGCGATCTATAGCTTGTTGTTGTTTTACATAAGTAAATAAATTTGAGTTCAATTCAGACATTGCTTGTTCGACACTATTATACCGCTCTTTGTTTGCTTTGTAAAATGCTTTAGCAGAATCCCAA